AATGCAGCGGCGTCTTATAAGTCGCTTGCAAAGTATGGAAAAGATTTATTGCCTATGACCAATGAAATGGTAGGTGATATGAATAAAGCATGGGAATGGACCTCTAGACACTTTGGTGTTTATATGGGAGATTCACGAGTTTTGGGCTATGAAGAAGCAAAAGAACATTTAGATATGTCAACTTCAAGTGGAGCCCCCTTTAACATTCACTATAAAGATAAACGTGAATTGTTTGAAAAGGACCCAAATATAGATACTTGGTTGCAAGCAGATTGGGAAACTATGGCCTTAGATCCTTTATGGACATGCTTATTCACCAATTCTTTGAAAGAAGAATTGAGGACAGAGGTAAAGATGCAAGAGAATTCAATTCGCACTTTTCTTTCTGGAGGGGTTGATGCTGTTATGCATGGTACCCGCTTGTTCGTTGATATGAATGAGAAAATGTATGCATCCCATATTAAATCAGCTTCAGCTGTTGGGATGAGTCCTTACAAGGGAAATTGGGATCAACTTTATCACAAGTTGAATGTCTTTTCAAAAGGATACGCCTTAGATGAATCACAATATGATTCATCTTTGCGCGTTTTTCTCATGTGGGGTTGTGCTCGCATGAGATGGAATATGTTAGCTGGGGAAGATCAGACTATTGAAAATTTCCAACGTATAAAGATTTATTATAGAAATTTAGTGAACACATTGATTGTGTGTCCAGATGGAGTGTTAGTTCTTAAGAAAACTGGAAATCCATCTGGTTCTGTAAATACAATAACAGATAACACTTTAATTCTTTATACATTGCTAGCATATGCGTGGATCCGTAAATCCAAAGGCACAGAATTTCATACTTACGTAGAGTTTGAATTGAATACTGCTAAAGCCTTGGTAGGTGATGATAATACGTGGACTGTTTCTGATGAAGCACATGAATTTTATAATGCCGTTACTGTCATTGAAGAATGGCGTCACTTAGGTGTGACAACTACCACAGATTCATTAGAACCACGTAAAGCTGCAGAATTGGATTTCTTGTCAGCACATACAATTTTCCTAAATGGAAAAGCTGTGCCTGTATATGATAGGACTAAGTTGATGACCTCACTATTATATGCCCCGAGTAAGCACATTACTCCTGCAACCACACTTGAAAGGACAGCAGCAATGCTTAGTGTAGGTTGGACAGATATCCCGTTTCGACGTTTCTGTAGAGAAGTCATAGCTTGGTTATTATATAAGTATGATGAAGTTCTCGCAGATGAACCGCATTGGATGATGGCAAAATGTCAAATCCAGACAGATGATGTTTATAGGCGTTTGTTTACAGGGGAAAGTACCCGTTTGCATTTGCAAAATGTCGTTGAATTGTTCCCGCAAGGAGCAAATTTATCTGGAGATATTGTAAAGTTGCTACAGCCAGATAAAAGTCCTATGAATGGGGCTAAGCCGAAACGCACCGGGAGAAAACCCGGCAAGAAAACGCAGCGAAAAGGAACTGTTGCAGGAAAGAAGAAAGGTCCAGCAACACAGAGACGAAGAGCTAAACGACAAGGTTTAGTAGCTTCAGGCCAAGGTAGTTATCATTTAACAGGTGATACTGCTTGGGATTTCCCAAATTTGGGAATCAAAGGAAGTATACGAGGAGGGTATGCAAGTGATTCTGTAGCAACAGGATCAGGAGCTTATTCAGTCAAGTCAAATTCTTTGCTTAATGCGATTGATATGACTGGAACTGTACCCCGAGTTAGAAACCTTACAAATGGGGAAGCTTTTGTAGTTTCTCACAAAGAATATATTAAGGATATAATTTCAAGCACTTTTGAACCGGATACTGAATCTACGGTTTTCAAATTAGAAACATTTGCTTTGAATCCTTCAAATGTTCTTTTGTTTCCATGGCTATCAAATATAGCCGGAAATTTTCAAGAATACCGAATTACCGGTATGTTGGTTGAATTTAAGACGACTTGTAGCGATCTTTCAACCACACTTTCTTTGGGGGCTGTGATGATGACAGCTGATTATAATGTGTTAGCTCCTCCCCCAATAAATAAACAATTGTTAGAAAATATGGAGAATGCAGGATCATGTAAACCTTCATGTTCTTTGATCATGCCGATTGAGTGTAAAACAAACTTGACGGCAGTATCTCATTTGTATGTTGGCCCTTTGGCAGCAGAAATTGGAGATTTAAGATTGTATGACATGTGTAATATTTTCTTTGCTAGCTTCGGCATACCAAAAGAAGAAGTAACAATTGGGGAACTCTGGGTAACTTATGAAATAGCTTTTTATAAGCCAAAACTATTGCCTTACCCAGTAGAACAAAGTAATTTGTCGTGGGCCTGTACTTGGGCCACAGCAACAGAAGGTTCACCCCTTCCAGTTGATATGGGGATTATCGCACCTCATTCATCTCCTTTGTTCTCATTAGTTCCAGATGCGATAAATCCATTTGTGGTTAATGTTCATTTTCCACAAGCTATAGGACAAATATTCATAGTAACCATTTCATGGACAGATGTAAGTGGACTAGGAATAACGGCTCAGACTGTTCCAACCAATTTAACTGCTGGTTTGGAATATGTTGACTTTCCGGAAACAAGCTTCACAACAATGACAGCTCCGGAATTTGGATCAAATCCAACTAATGATTCAACAAATATGTTAACTCGTTTTATCGTTAGAGTCATAGAAGTCGGAGGCGTTGATCACCCATT